CGGCTGCGGCTCACCGGCCGCACGCTTTATCTCAAAGCTGTCCTCTTCCGCCGCGGCCTTAGGTGCCAGGTTCCGCTGCACCTGCCGAATGAAGCTGCCTAACACCCATGCAGGTGCGGTGGCAACGCCCACCATCGCGGGGTGCAATCCATCCACCCAGTGGTAACAGAGCGTTTGAGACTCATTGGACATAGGGTGATCCCCGGCGATCACTGCCTGCTTCGCAGTTCCGGTCCCGTTCAGCCACAACGCCTCAAAAGCGTGCTTCTTTCCCTCGGCATAGGGGCCAGCGTCGAAGCTCCAGTTGCCCAACTCCGGCCACCAGTCCTCGGGCACCATCAAGAAGACCTTGCGCCGGCCACGCCTTCCGCTGCTGTTGGTGGCTGTCACCGGCAACTCAGACGACGGCCGCCCAAACACCTGTTGGAACGTCTCCTCCGATAGGCCGTCAAACTCCGGCTCCTCTGGTTCGTCAAAGTCCAACACCAACAACCCCTGGCTGGCAGGGCCCGTCAACACACCGGCGCCAATGCACTGCTGCACAAAGGTCCCATTGCGCTGCAGTAGCTGCAGGGCGGTGTAGCGCTTGTCGGGATCCGAGTTCCACCGGCTCTCAAAGCAGTCCTTGACTGAGCCCCTGTTTCCCGTGCCACAGAGGCGCCAACTCAGGGGTAACCCCGCTAACTGGGGTAGGTGTGCGGCTGGGATACGGCTACCGATCTCGCGGTGGGCCCCCTTCAGGTGCTCTAGCTCGTGCTCGTACTCCTGCCCGAACCCGCCAGATGGCATGTGCCTTACCCAAGGAATTACAACCTAAGGAGGGTCGCCCGTATCTCTTGACTTGGCAAGGTAATTACCTAAGTATTACGGGTCTGGATCTGATACCGCCGTGCCAGCCCCGCACCTCGACGCCGACTTCCAGCGCTTCCACGCTGAAAACCCGCACGTCTACACGGCTTTGGAGCGCCTGGCCTTCAAGCTGCGCAACCGTGGCGTCGAGCGTTGGGGCGTCAAAGCCCTCTGGGAGGTGCTCCGCTACGAGCTGGCCCTGAACACCAGCGAGCCCGTTGGGACCTTCAGGCTTAACAACAACTTCACGGCCTACTACGCCCGGCTTCTAATGGAGCGGAACCCTGATGACCTGGCCGGCTTCTTTGAGACCCGTGAGCGCCATCGCCCGCTGGAATCGTTTGACTTGGGGACGTGAGGGGAGTAACTTATCTGAGTAAGGGTCTGCCATCAGGCCCGCTACCCCTATCCCCTATGGAAGGTCGCTCTAGGACCCTCTCAAAGCCAACGATCCCCTACATCGTCAGCCGCTACCTCGGGCACACCGTTTACCTCGACGAGCTGGCTGACCTGTCTGACCGCGAACTTGGCCTGCTTGAAACGGAGGTGCATGGGCTGCACTCGGAGTGCTCCCAGACCCTCAGTAAAAAGCTTTCTGCCACCAACGACTGGGGCACCGTGGAGAAACTGCTGCGCACCTCCGGCCGCTTTGCTCACGCCATTGAGCGGGAGATGCACGCCAGGCAGCGCAAGGTGTCGGTGCTCGACATCCTCGACCAACTCAAGGCAGTTACGGCAGAGCGTGACGTGCTTAGGAAGCAACTCGATCACCTCTTGGAGCAGCGAGTGTCGTGAGCCGTACCCCTTGGTTCCCCGGCCGCATCTACGGCAATGACGATCTTCACGCCGCGGCCATGGTCTGCATGGATCGTCGGGAGGTGGTGCTTAACGAGCTGCTCAGGCAGTTCCCCCACTTGTCCGACATGGACGTGAAAAGCGTTGTGCGCAACGCCGAGTTCCTTTACGTCTGCAACGAGTCGATGTTCAACGAGTACCGCCAGCGGCAGGAGGCGGCATGAAGGCGCTTAAACCTCTACCCCTGCGCACCTACCGCGTCACCACGCAGGCCCGCTCAGTGGTGGTGATGGCCACCAGCGTGGCCGCGGCCATGTTTACCGCGAAAGAGCTGTACCCCGGCGAGACCATCCTCTCGGTCCTCAATTCGCCCGAGTGGCTGGAGGACTGATGGGCGCAGTAAAGAACAGATCTTTTGAACAGAGGTTTTGGGAGCGTGTGCGCAGAGCAGGCCCTAGTGAGTGCTGGCTGTGGCAGGGCTGCACTGACACTCACGGCTACGGGATGGTGCGGCTCTGGAACCGAGCGCAGCGTTCACATCGAATTGCTTACCTGTTGACCCATGGAGATTTTTGGGGCGTGCTTATGCACTCCTGTGATACGCCCCTGTGCTGCAACCCACAGCATTTAACCCCTGGCACAAGGGCCGATAACAACAGGGACAGAGACAGGAAAGGTAGGCACGTTCCTCTCAGAGGAAGCGCACACGGAATGGCGCTGCTTAGTGAGGGTCAAGTCTTGGGCATTAGAGCGGCCTTTAAGCAAGGCGCAACACGCAAAGAGATAGCTGAGTCTTCACGTGTTTCTTACGTGCAGGTCTGTCGAATTATCCAAGAAAAAACCTGGAGGCATGTGAAGTGAGCATCACTTCTGAAATACAGGCGTTGGGAAAGGTCTGTTGTATTGATATGGAGACCGCCATGGCCCCCTTGTCCTTTAAGGGCAAACGGCATGTGCGGCTTCTTCAGCTCCTCTCAGATGAAGGTGAGCTTTGGTACGACCTCGCCACCTTCACCGAGCCCGATTGGATGGAGCTGACGGTGCTGCTGGAAGACCCCACCATCACTTGGGTGGGGCAGAACATCGCCTACGACTACCGGTGCCTGCTGGGTTGCGGGATCACACTGCGTGGCCGGCTGGAGGACACCATGATTCAGTCGGCACTCATTAACAACGGACTGCCCAATGTCTCCAACTCCCTGGAGGCCATCGCGCTGCGGGTGCTCAAGACAACGCTCGATAAGACCCTGCAGAAGCAGGACTGGATGAGCGCTGAGCTGAACGAGGCCGACCTCGCCTACGCCATGGGGGACGTTCGCGTCACTTGGCAGGCGTGGCGGAAGCAGCAAGCCGAGATCAAGAACGCTGGCCTGCAGCGGGTCTACGACCTGGAGTGCTCCCTCATCCCCGCCGTGGTGGAGATGGAGCACACCGGCATGTTGGTGGATCAACAGCAGGCCCTATCCGCCATCGCCCAGCTGGAGGACGAGATCGGCGCCAGCAAGGGTGAGTTCTTGGAACTGCTCGACGCCGAACTGAAAACCATTCGCGGCGAGGGCCTACCTCGTGATGAGGACGGCAGCTACAACCTTCGTGCGAAGAAGGAACCCAAGCGCGATGGTGGGCGCCCAGCGGGGTTCAACATCAACAGCCCCACGCAGGTGCTGGGGCACTTGGTATCCATCGGCCTCGATCCAAGGGATCCCAAAACTGGGAAGCTCACCACCGACAAAAAGATCCTGAGGCCCCTCGCGGACAACCCCACGGTCTTCAGCCTTCTGGCGTACAAGCGGGCTGAGAAGCGCCGCTCAATGATCCAGACCATCTTGGATAAACACATCCAAGAAGATGGTCGAATCCACCCGCGATTTGCTCCACTCCAGACGGGTACGGGGCGCTTCAGTAGCTCAAATCCAAATGCTCAACAATTTCCTCGGGAGGCATTTATACGAGACATCATTATCGCCGCCAAGGGAAATGAGCTGGTGGTGATGGATGTGAAGAACATGGAGATGGGGGTGGCTTGCTCTGAGCCCATCGCCAACGAGACCACCATGCAGGAGGCACTTCGGGAGGGGACTGACCTCCATACGCTGACCGCACACCTCATGTTCCACGTCCCCATCGAGGAGGTGGATAAAGAAAGCCGCCAGCGAGCCAAATCCACAAACTTCTCGGCCCTATATGGAAGCTCGGCTCAGGGGATCAAGGACTACTTCGCCAGCTTCGGCAACTTCATTACTGAAGACGAGGCCAAGGAGTTCCGCAACGCCTGGCTGAACGCTTACCCAGGCATGGCCAAGTGGCACGCCTGGGCCAAGCGCGAGGTTGAGAAAGGGGAGGTGCGGATGGTTGATGGCCGCCGCAGGTGGCTGATCAACGACATGGCACGCCCCACCGTCCTGCTCAACAACATCGTTCAGGGCACCGCCGCCTCCATCGTCAAGCAAGCCATGGTCGGCATTTGGCCGCGGCTACCCAAAGGAGCTCGCCTTGTCGCTCAGGTCCACGACGAACTGATCGTTGAGGCCCCTGAGGGTGCTGGAGAGGAGGTGCTCGACCTCATGCAGCGCCAACTGTTGCTGGCGGGTCGCCTAATCATTGGCGACTCGGTGGACATGGTTGGCGAGGGCTCCGTGGCGAAGTCGTGGGGTCAAGCCAAATAGGTCTACACGTTTCCCAGACGTGTCAAACATTCCGGGATTTCCAGACAGTTCAGCCAAGCCCGGTAGTCAGACCCACTAACCAATTCCAAATAATCTCCCAATTAGGAGTTGCCCCTTGAGCACCAACGACCCCACCAGCCCTAACCACTACCGCACCGCCGGCGGTATCGAGTGCGTGGAGGCCATCCGGGCCTCGCTAGGCGACGACCGGTTCTGCGACTACTGCCAGGGAAACGTCCAGAAGTACATCTGGAGGTGGCGCCATAAGAACGGCGTCGAGGACCTCAAAAAGGCAAGCGTCTACCTGAACTGGCTTATTGAGGCAGCGGAGTCTCACCGATAGACTGGCCTTACTTACTTGAGTAACGAGTGGACGACGCCGCTCACCTAAGGCAGCAGGCCATGGCCAAGCTGCGGGCGGCCGTCTCGTTTGCGACTGCAGGTGAGCTGCATCGTGCAGCAGAGTTCCTCGATTTTGCACGCGAAGTTCGCTCCGGTAAGCGAAGACTCAGAGCGGCCACACGCGCTGACAGCAGACGGAAAGCCGTGGATCGGTACGGCTATCACGGAACTGAGCACTGAGACCCACGGGACTCGGGAAAAGTGCTAGAAAAGGGGTTGACCCTTACGTAAGTGCTTCATAACATCTGCCCGCCAGTACCCGCTGCTCCTAATGCCGCGCACCACACCAGAGCAGGTGGAGACCCTCCACCAGCTCATTAACGAAGCAACCAACGCGGCGTCAGCAATAGCAGAGGTCCTTGCCTGCTACGGGGACTTTGAGGAGGACCCCGAACCCGAGATGGCGGTCCGGGTCAGATCTACAAAGGCACTACTGGTTCGGGATGGCCTTGTTGCTCTACTGGATTCACTAAACAATGACCCTTCTTGAGTTATGGGAAGCCTTTAAGACTGAGCGCTCCCTTTCTGTTGCTCCGACAAGCACCACCTCCACCTGGACGCAGGTGACGCACTATCTGGAGCGATGCCCCTTCCAAGACCCAGAGCAAGCAAGGCTCGCGCTGGTCTGGATCCTTAAGCAGCAGCCACCTAAATCGGCCAAGGCTGTTGCCCAATACGTCAAAACCCTGTTCCGATGGGCTTCTAGCGAGGATGTGGCGCTAGTTAGCCGCAACCCAGTCGCAAGCTTTCGCCTACCTAGGGAGGAGCAAAAACCTGAGCCAATCGTCATCCCCAAACCCCAGCAGGATGACGTGATGGCGTCTCTCCGTCTCACCTCCATTCACGAATCGAAGTGGCATCTGGTAGCCAATTTCCAGCTGCAGCTTGGTTTGCGGACAGCGGAGGTGTTCGGATTGCAGTGGGAGGACGTGGACTGGGAGAACCGGCGCTGCCGGATCCACCAGAACATGACCCTCACCCATGGTTTGCAGTCCCGAACCAAAACGGGCAAGGAAAGATGGGTGCCTCTGAACGACATCGCCTACGGGATTCTCAAAGAAATGCAGAAGGTGCATAAAGAACCTTTTGTGTTTCCTTGGAAGCGTCAGACGTACCAAACATCGTTCCGCAGCGCTATGCGGCGGTTGTACAACAAAGGGGTGATCAAACACCGCTACCGGCCCTACGACTTGCGCCACACCTTCATCAGTTCCCTTCTGGAGCAGGGCATCCCTGTGACACAGGTGGCTACCTGGGCGGGTAACTCGCCCAAGACCTGCTGGGAGCACTACGCCGGAACCACAAACACCTACGAGATGCCCCTTGTCTAGGGGGAACCTCGATGGGGGCTTCGGCTCCCATCCTTTCCAACTTTCTTTACGGCACATGCCCACCCAACCCAGTTACATGAGCCAGTGCCACCCGGTTGAGCAGCAAGCTCGCCAAGAGCTGCTCGATGACCTCTACCGCAGGTCCGGCAGGGCTGATCTGCCTTACGGCCATCCGCTCCGCAGCACCTACACCGGCCTCTGGCAGGAGTACGTCCAAACCAACGCCACCCCAACAGCATGAGCAGCTACGACAAGCGCATTGCCGATTTGTTTGACGCCTGGTGGAAGGAGTCGTTTCCCTTCGCCCCCGCCAACAAGCAGACCCGCGAGAACTTCATCGCCTTCGGCAACCACCTTCTGAACGACTACCGCACGTCCTCAGCAGGTGGTGATGCAGCAGCGGCCTGACACCTGGGAGGACAAGGCTCTCGCTGCGTTCTGGGCCGACGAGTTCAAGGACGAAACCTTGGACTCCCACGCCCGTATCCGTGCGGCCGTCACTGCGGCCGCCTCCTTTCTTATTCACACCTACACGAGTAACACCGCCACCAATGGCACAGCGCGAACTGAGGAGCAACGCCCTGGATGCCTACATGGACAGCATCGGCAGGATCCCGCTGATGACGCCAGAGGAGGAGATCCATCTGGGCAAGTTGGTGCGCCGGATGATGGAGCTGAAGAAACTCGACAGGCCCCTTACTCGCCAAGAGAAGCGGGAGGTGGTTCTGGGAGAGCGGGCTAAGAACCGCTTTGTGCAGGCCAACCTGCGGCTCGTCGTCTACATCGTCAAACGCAACAACCGCAAGACCTCGTTCCTGCAGACCCTTGACCTCATTCAGGAGTGCAGCATCGGTCTGATCCGAGCGGTCGAGATGTTCGACCCCCAGCGCGGCTACAAGTTCTCAACCTATGCCTACTGGTGGTGTCGTCAGGCCATCAGCCGCACCTACACCGCTCAAGAACGTGCCATCCGGCGCCCCGTTTCAGTCGGGGAGATGGCGGCCAAGGTCGAAAAGGTCTTCCAGCAGGAGAGCGCTCGTTTAGGTCGAGCACCGGATCTCAACGAACTGGCCAAGGCAGCAGGTGTCAAACGGCAGGAGCTTGATCTGCTCGCCACCCGTGGCACCCACTGCGTGTCCCTAGATGCCTTAGCGCATGGTGATGAGTCCAGTTCCTTCCTGGAGTTTCTGCGGGACGAGAGCATCCCCACTGCCGATGACCTGTTTGACGCCTTGGATAGCGACCAAGGGATCCGTAAGGCAATGTCAGCGCTTGAGTTCCTCAACGATCAGGAACGCCACTACGTCACCCGCCGCTACGGGCTCGATGGGGAGGAACCCGCTGCCTTTGCCGACCTCGCCAAGGAATCTGGGGTTACGAGGGAGCGGGTGCGTCAGATCACGCAGTTTGCGCTGATGAAAATGCGTCTTCAGATGACGCAGAAGGCCGGCGATGCAGCCACGGCCGAAGCAGTAGACGAACTAGCCAAGGAAGTTGAGCGAAAGCGCAGGCGTACCCCCCGCAAGTGCGATCAGATTGACCCGCAGGTGCTGCAGGAGGCGAGAGAAGCATGGTCATCTCCAGCTCTGCAATCCGCTTAGTCGCTTTGCGCATAATCGACTGATACATAAAAGCCTGCTCCATTGCGGAACAGGCCAGATCAACGACTTTTTCCGGTTGTTGCTGTGCGTGCGTTCGGATAATCCTCTTGCTGTTCTCCAACTCGACGGCAGCACTGATACTCAATTCAGGCACCATCCAATCGGAAAATGTCATGAATACACCGAGCAACCTAGCGCTATGCCAAGGTTGCCACCGCTTAATGTCTGCCCCAACTTTTGAGCAGTACAACACCTCCTGTGGGTTGGTGTATTCAGTCACCTATGCAGGAATGACCCGCTACTTCAGAAGGGACTGGCAGGCGTTATGGGTGTATGAGTTGGCCAGGGTGATGTACTGCGCTCACCTAGCGGTCCGCCACAATCGCCCATCCTGATTTGGGCCCCTCGACAAGCCACCTGGGCCCCCAGTTCTTGCGGCTGTACGCCTGACGCGCACCACGGCTACTCAGGTAGGTGCCGTTCACCACGTCCATCTCTCCAAAGGGGTCGTGAACAATGACGGCCCCGCCTCCCTCCGATGGTTTGGTGTAGCCGATCACGGTCAGCCAGTGCCCACCGCCCGATGGCGCGGAGCTGGTGCCGTGATGCAAAAAGCCACAGCAGAGTGGGATCTGTTTGTCCAGCTGATGCTCTAAATCCTCCCAGCCAAGGTTTTGCACGAATCGGGCCTTAATTCCGTAGTAGGCCAGGGCCTTGATCTGCGCCGCCGCGTCTGTGGTGTCGCCGTACTGCAACACCCGCTTGAGGTACACGTCATCGGCGTTGGCACCCCGTAGCTCATTTGGCCGCAAATACGCCGCCAACATTGCGCAGCTGGAGCTGAAACACATTCGCAACGCCTGCCCCGCGACCGTCGAATCTCGCTGGGAGAAGTACGGCACCTTCTCAATCAGCACGCCGTTCTGTTTGACCGCAGGTGCCTTTGGCAGCGGCGCCTGCTGATTCATCAGATGGATCAGCTTCTCGGCGTACTTGGGGTCGGTGGCATAGCCCTGCTTCACCAGCTCCCTTGCCGCCTCATCGCGGTTGGGGGTGTTGTTGACTCCTTTGTGCTCCTTCCAGTCGCGGTGCCAGCGGTCCACCAAATAGGTGACGCACTCCTCAAGGTCACGGAAGTCGAGGAACTCCGCTGTGGTGGTGATCGTCTTCCCGTTGATCACCTCCTGGGTTTTGACGCTTGTGCCTGGACCCTTCAGTCCGAAGTAGTTGTTGACGCCGCTGGTGTGCTTGCCCCAGCCGCTTTCTACCGCCCATTGCGCTGCGACTAGCTCGGGGTATCGGGCACCAGCTCTGCGGGCAGCTTCCATCACACCCGTCCAGCTGTTATCGGCTACCGCGGGCTTGGGTTTGGGGGTGGCTCTGTAGGTGACTACCCAGTCCGCGTCGCTTTGTAGCAGCGACTCCGGCATCTGACTCTGCAAAAGGTCAATGGCCGCGGCTTGGTGAGGCTCGTCTTGGTAATGCCGGAAGAAATCGCGCAGCTTGATCTTCGTCAAACCTTTGTCTCCAAAACAGTCAGACGTTGCTCAATCGAGTTGAGCCTTGGGAACAGCTCTTGGCGGTCGTCCTTGATCTCCTGGCGCAGGAGTGACACCTCACCGGCGATGTGCTCCACCGCCACGGTCAAGCGGATGACGGCGCGGGCCGCTTCATCGTCTTTCCGCATGAAGTTGCCAATACCGCTGGCACCAATGCCAACAGCAGCACCGATAACGGCGGCCAGGACTTCAACCACGATCAGCGACGGCGCCTTTTGGTGTTTTGCTCAGCCTGAGCTGCAGCAGCGATGCCGCGCAGTGCCGCAAGGATTAGCTGCACCCAGCCGTTGGCTTTAACGCCGGGGATGTAGCTCAGTAGTTCACTGCCAGCCAATAGGGCGATGGCCAGACCTGCGAGTTCTTCTGGCGTCATCTGCTGCAGGTGGTGCTGCACCTAAGTTGCCCGCAGCAGCGACCGCTACAGCACCGGCATCTCGTAGTCAGTGATGCTGCCCGCGTAGTGCGACGCACTAAGCAGCCCAGGGGATGCCGCTGCTCTTGGTAGGTGCCAGCTTTTCGGCAATCTGCCCGTCGAGGGCGGCTTCGATCTCAGCCACCTTTTCATCGCCCAGTTGCGCAGTCACCCAGCCGATCACCGTCTCCTTGGTGAGCTGGGCATAGGGGACGGCGCTATCGGGCTCAGGAGCTTCAAAACCGAGGGAGCCGTAGGCCCCAGCTTGCTCGCCATCTTTAAAGCGGGTGACGGTGTAATGCACCGTGAACACCGTGCCGATGTCGTCTAGGAGGCGCTCCATATTGGCAACCTCCCAAACAGTGAAGGGGAAGTCGATGCCGGGCTTGGGGTCAGCCATGGATGAACTGGCAATGGTTCAGGTTATTTAGGGTGCAACCTGTTGAGTAGGCCGGTTGCCCGCCTAGGGACGTGGACTACTCCTCGTCAGAAATAGACTCCAAAGCCTCGCGGATCGTGGTGAAATCCCACGAGCAACAAGCATCGTCAGAGTTTTCTACAGCAGCTAGGAGGGCAAGTGCCTTTTGCTTGAGTGAGTCAGACATAGAAGTGAAGGGGACTACTCTTTGTCAGGAATGGACTCCAAAGCTTTGCTGATCGTGGTGAAGTCCCACGAGCAGCAAGCGTCCTCAGAGTTTTCCAAACTCTTGAGCAGGGCTAGTGCTTGTTCTTTCAGGGTGTAGGTCATTTGATTACGGGGCTTCAAGGGCAGCAATCCAGCGAGATTCATTAAGGCAATCATCTGAGCCATAGGATTGGGCACCATTGGCAGCATCTAGTACTGCCTGCGCGGCGGGTGAAAGATCAGTCATCGAGCTGCTCAAGTGCGCGACGAATCTGAGACAGGTCAGTTCCAAGGCCGTGCATGGCTAGGTCTGCGTTGAGCACATCTAGCTGCAACAGCGCCTGCTCCTTCAAGCTCGGCGGCTTGGGGCGGCGGGCGGCGCGGAGATCTTCCACAGCCTCGTGTTCGTATTTGAACCACGGTTCGCTGACCAGCCACTCACAGCACGCCTCCAGCTCCTGGTCGCTTCCCCATCGGGCAGCTTGAGTAGCAATGTCTTGCAGCTTGGTGTTGGTGACAGTCACCATTACGCACGGAGACAACGCAGAGAACTCGGGCGCTTCTCGCCACTGCTGCACCAGCTCTGGCGGTGGGGTGATGGGGTGTTGTTGTGTCATGGGTGATTAGTGGTAATGACTAGGCGGTGTGCTTCTTCAGAAACTCGACCAGCAAGCGATGCGCTTCACCGGCATCTGCAATGAACTGACCGTTGTAGTGGAAGCCTTCTTGGTCAACACGGATCACTTCTTCCGTTGATCCACGGAGGACAATGCTGCTACCCGTGTATGGGTTTACCGCCGCGACGCTGAATGGGTATTCTTCTTGGGTCATGGTTTCTAGGGAACTGTGGCCAGGGGCAGGAGGTGCAAACTCGCTGCCCCACCACTATAGATGTGCCCCGCCGAAGCGGGGACTTCAGCCCGATGCACTGCAGAGCGGGAACCATTAGAGACGTGGACTAACGGGGCTGGTGATCTGTCAGAAAATCAGGGATTCTTTGACGTGTCAGCGCGACGTGTCAGCCAGGGTGACTATCGAAGGGGACTACGCGCTTTCAAGCGCAATTAGTCTTGCTTCAAGATCTTTGATCCGATCTTCTTGACGCTGAACGACATCAAGAAGGAGAACTGTCAAGCGGTCGTAGGCAACACCATTTGGGACCTTCTGGGCATCACTCTTAAGGCGACGCTCTTGTTTTGTTACCTCTTCGGTTTCTTGTCCAGACTCACGACGAGGGTCATCGGGTTGAAGCTCGACCGTATCGGTGATATCTATCAGTTCGTAAGCGTCTTCCTGGTAACCGTAATGGACAAGACGAGGCTCAATTGCTGCGACTTCTTCGGCAATCAAGCCAAACCACGACCAGTCTTGACAATCATTCTCGCACTTGGATCTATACCAAACAGGTCTAAACTGATGAATGTTATCAGCAAGAGCATGGTCCAGATCTTCAACATCCTTCTTGTAAACAATAGAAGAAGTTGACCTGTAAAGCCTGTTGGAATCAGCGCTATCCAGAAAAGCGTTTGCACCAGACGCAGTCGTGGTAACATTAGGGAACTGGTTGGATGCACCCGCAAACCAGTTCTTGGCACTACTCCAGTTTTGGTAAATGCCCCAGTTGTTTGTGATCGTAGTTCCAGCGTCTGTTGTTGGTTGACCAAGAAACAGGCCGTACAAATTTGTAACTGTAGTTGTAGATCCAGCACCCCTGGCAGCTAGATACCCGGTCCCTTCAAATTGGTACAGATTTGTAATAGTAGTAACGCAGTTGCTGCCATCATATCCATTAAAGTTGTCACCAAAGGAAAGGAATGCTCTGACTCCATAAGCTGTTGTGATACTTAAGTTCTTTCCTACTTGATTGTGCGGGCATTGAAACCCAGCAAGAAGTCCGATTAAGGTACTAGCTGTTATTGTTTGAGCTGTAGACCCATAAGTGCCTAAATTTATATTCGCACTAGTACCTGTTAACCTTAACCCACTGATGGTGGTATTACTTGGATTTGTAATGTTGATATTGTTGACTGATCCGTTTATAAAAGTAGAGCCACTAGCGCTTGTTCCAGATACGAGCAACAGATTGCTGTTGCCTGATAGCTGTCTTGCTAGATTTGCGTCGTTCCATTCAATAATGTTATTAATACCAGTAATACCGACTCCAGTAATGTCTGTATTAGTGCCATCGCTTTTAATCAACCTATTGTAAATACCACGAATAGAGCTACCATTTAAAGCGGTTGGAATTGTCTGATTTGTGCCTATCTGAATATCCTGATGCAAACCAACAGAAACAGAGAAAATGCCGCTTGAAGGATATGTCTTAGTAGCGGTATTTTCAATCAAAAAGCCATTGTCCCCTCCCGCTATGAACACGTTAGGCGTGTTCGCTTGAAAGGTCGCTGAGCTAGAAGCACTAGACTTACCAACTAAGAGCCTGCCGGAGCTGTCGATGCGGGCTGCCTCAGTAGCGCTTACGGCAAATTGATGTCCGGCAGCGTTGTAACGAGCTAGTCCGTATGCAGAAGTGGAACGGTTATACGCTTGGATCTCATAAGTAGCCGGATAAAACTCAAGTCCTGCTGCCCCTCCGTTGCTTACATGTAGAGGCGCGTTAACTGCAGTAGTGCCAATCCCTACTCGGCCTTGCGAATCAACAAATACCCTGCCATTGCTGTTTGTAGCCAGGCCGATGGTGTTGGCGGCAGGTAGATAAACCCCATTTGTTGGAACGGTGCTGCTGGTGGGAATGAAGCTGGCAGCGGTGCTGGTGCCTGTCGTCACCGCGTTCTGGCTGCCGTTTTCCCTCAACAACGGCGCACCACCTGCGGTTGTGCCGTCATGCACCACCACAGTCTTCTTCGTGGTGTCAACCGTCAGCTCGCCATTTGCACCCGTAAAGGTGCTGTGCTCAGCAGTGGTGCCGCGACGGTTCTGTACTTGGGTGGCCATTAGGTGAGGGCGCCGTAGTCCAACGTCCCGCTGGTGCTACCCGTGATCAGCCCATAGTCTTGGTTCGCAGAAGCGAGCAACACGATCTCATCAGACCCTTGGTTGCGCTTCATATACAAAGCGCCGTCGTAGGTGTTGATGCCAAGCTCCCGCAGCGCCAAGTCGCTGGTGGTTGGCACCTTGCCAGCAACTGCAGAACTCTTGAGCTTGATCGTGTTTGCCATGTGGCCGTCCGAGTGGCTATCTAGCCGGACTGCCTAAGT